CGCAATAGGCACTGGTGCTTTACAAACAGCAAATGAAAATGATAATGATGGTACTGTAGCTATTGGACATTTAGCGTGTAAAGTTCAAGCTGGTACTGGTGGAGCACAGTTTGCAAGTGCGACAACTGCTGTAGGATATAAAGCTCTTAATGATTCAGTCAGTGGGGCTAATAACACAGCTCTAGGTTATCAATCAGGTGAAAATATTACTGAAGGTGATGCTAATACTATAATAGGATCTCAAGCTGGAGACGCGTTAACTACTGGTTCTAATAATATTATAATAGGGCGTGAAGCTGCTGCTTCAGCAGTAGATGTGTCAAATGAAGTAAGTATTTTCAACGGAACTAAAACCGCTAGATTTCAAGGAAGTGAAACAGCTTGGAGTTTTGTATCTGATGCTAGAGATAAATCAGATGTTGAAGATTTAGAATTAGGTACTGAGTTTATAAACAAACTAAAACCTAGAAAATTTAAATGGAATTATAGGGACACAGATAATGACAAAGGAAAACAAGCGTCTGGTTTTATTGCTCAAGAAATAAAAGAAGTACTAGATAATGAAAATATTGATTACACTGGTATAGTAAATACTAATGATCCTAATCAATATATGATTGCGCAAGCAAACTTAGTGCCTATGTTAGTAAAAGCTGTACAAGAGCTTTCTGCTAAAGTAAAAATGTTAGAAAACAAGTAAATATATATAAGTAATTAATAATCAATTAATAAATAAAAATTATGAGTGAATTAGAAGAATACACAGATGAAAGAGTAGCACAAGATATAGTAGCTACTATGGATTCAGTGGGTATTGTTGAAAGAATTAGAGCTGTATCAGAAGCAGATAGAACTGACGACGAAAAAGATGAGCTAAGTAGAAACGAAAGACATATACAAATATATATGGCTAAGTCTAAGTTTGTAGCAGGTTTATCATCAGATCAAAAAGCTAAAATAGATGCTTTTGGTTTAGATCCTCTATAGTTAAAAAATAAAACAAATTAAATAAAATAAAATGTGGAAATTAACTAAACAGTATTGGAAAGATATGTGGAAAGCTCTATGGAGTAAAACCACTGTTGATGAAAAAGCTATTGCAACTATTAAAGAAGTTAAAAAAAGAGCTAAGTTAACTACTCAAGAATTACAAGACGTAGTTAAAGCTTTTAAAGAAGTTGGTAACCAAATAGGTGATATTGATAATGCTTTGAAAGGTGAAGAGCGTAAAGGTAGAAAAACTAAAAAATAATGAATATGTTTAAAGATAAAGAGTTAAGAGGTTATATAGGTGCTGCTACAGTATTTTTACTTGTAATGGGGCTTTTGTTATTTTTAGCGTTTTTTGAAATACCAGAAACTAACAATGATATATTTAAAGTAATTGTAGGTATGTTAGTTGGTAGCTTATCAGTTGTTATATATACTTTTATAGGTAAAAACCCAGAAGAAGTAGAAGCTTTAAAAGCTAAGAACGATGCGTTAGAAGATAAAGTATCTGGTATGGTTGTTGAAAAAGATAAACTTGAAAAACTATTAAGAGATATTCAAACTGATGTAATAGATAAATTATCTATAACAGGTGAAAAATTCAAGTTTCAAAATAACAACAAAAATGTCAAGTAAAAAGAAGTTTAAAGATACTACTGTTGGACAATTATTGTTTGGCGCAGCTTCTGTAATAAACCCTACATTAGGCAGTGTGTTACAAGGTGTTACATCACCTAAAGAAGCTATTGAAGCTATTACTAAATCAGATGCACCCGCAGACGATAAAGTAAAGCTACAACAAATAATATATGAGCAACAAAACAAAGAACTACAAGCTATAACATCAAGATGGGAAGCAGACTCAATGTCTGACTCATGGATGTCGAAAAACGTACGCCCACTAGTATTAGTATGGTGTATTGTTATATTTTCTTTAGCTGGTATTTTAGATAGTGTAGAAAGTATACCTTTTCAAATAAATAGCACATGGAACGATACTTTCGAGAAAGTCATGATGGCAGTTGTCTTAGCCTATTTCGGCGGACGTACGACTGAAAAAGCCACAAGTATATTTAAAAAATAATTAAGTTTAATTAAACCAAAAATCCAAAATTATGAGTAAAAAAGAAATGAAGATTACTGAAGAGCAATTGAAACAAGTTCAAGCTCAAGTACAAGTTAAATCTCAACTAGTTTCTGATATAGGCGCTGTAGAAGCACAGAAACACGAGTTATTACATGCTTTAAGTAATGTAATGGAAAAAACTAAAGAAACTGCTGCACAACTAGAAGAAGAGTACGGAAAGATTAATATTAATCTTGAAGATGGTTCTTACGAAGTTGTTGAAGTAGAAGAAGAAGAAAAAGAAGAAGTAGAAGAAAAATAAAATCAATTCCTATGGCTAAGTTAATTAGAAAAATAAGCATAGGAACTGACTATAAAAATGAAGCAATGCACTACTCCGTAGGCCAACAAGTTTACGGAGGACATTGTATATCTAATATATTATTTGACCAAAAAGATAATTCATATAATATATATATTGAAAAAGAAAGTGAAACCATACCTTGGAAAAAATTTAATTCTAATATGGCTATTTCAATCGAATATAATTTAGAATACTAATGCAAAGTTTATTTAGCTTTATAGTAGAACCAAAAAACGGTAGATACGATAACGAGGTAGATATTGATGGTAAAAAACTTATTATTAATACTACGATGGACGATCACAAATACGTTAATAGAGTAGGTATTGTAAAATCAATACCAAAAATAGGTAAAACAAATATAAAGATAGGTGATGAGGTAATTGTACACCATAATGTTTTTAGAAGGTTTTATGACGTAAGAGGTATTGAAAAAAACAGTTCATCATATTTCAAAGAAGATTTATACTTTTGTTTTTATGATCAAATATTTTTATATAAACAAGATAATGAGTGGAAAGCACCATTTGATTTTTGTTTTGTTAAACCTATAGTTGAAAATAAAAAACAACTTGTAACTGTTCAAAAAGAACGTCCTCGTGTTGGTATACTAAAATATGGTAATAGTTCCTTAAATGCTTTTAAAGTGAACGAGGGGAGCCTTGTTGGGTTCAGCCCAAGCAGTGAGTATGAATTTGTTATAGATAATGACAGATTATACCGTATGCGAACTAATGATATTACAATTAAATATGAATACAAAGGAGACGAAGTTGAATATAATCCAAGCTGGGCAAGTGGCTGTGGACGAACTTATTAAAGTTGCTAAAGAACCTATTGTAGACTCAGAAGATGACATCAGTGCTGACAGATTAAAAAATGCAGCTGCTACAAAAAAACTAGCAATATTTGATGCTTTTGAAATACTTAAACGTATACAAGAAGAAGAAGATATGTTAAACGAAAAACCTAAAAAAGAAAGTAAAGAAAAAACTTTTAAAGGTTTTGCAGAAGGAAGATCTAAGTAATGTATCAGCAAGATTTAATAAAAGTACTAACTGATTATGTTAAACCTAAAGTTTTAGCTAAAAAAAATAGGTATAAAAAATGGGAGTACGGTTATAATAAAGAGCACGACTTTGTAGTTATAAGTAAAACTGGTGAAATAGGTGAAGTGTATGAAATACAAAATTTAAAAATAGCTTTACCTAAACAAAAAAACATATATAAGTTTGAAGATAATAAATGGAGTAAATTTGATTATCCAAAAGCTTTATCAAGAATAAAAACGGTATTTGATTTTAAACAGTACCCAGAAGAATTTAAAGAAGAGTGGTATGATTACATCGATAATGAGTTTACCCGTAGGGAGGAAGGTTTTTGGTTTTATAACAAAGATATTCCTACTTACATTACTGGTACTCATTACATGTACTTGCAGTGGTCCAAGATTGATGTTGGGGCACCAAACTTTAGAGAGTCAAATAGATTATTCTTTATTTTCTGGGAAGCTTGTAAGGCAGATTCACGATCCTTTGGGATGTGTTACCTTAAGAACAGGCGTTCCGGGTTTTCTTTCATGGCCTCAGGAGAGGTTGTTAACTTGGCAACCATATCAAGTGACAGTAGGTATGGTATATTATCCAAGTCCGGACCTGATGCGAAGAGTATGTTCACCGATAAGGTGGTACCCATATCTGTCAACTACCCCTTCTTTTTCAAGCCGACCCAGGACGGAATGGACAGGCCCAAGACCGAGCTTGCCTACCGTGTCCCCGCAAGTAAGTTCACCCGTCGTAAACTTACCTCGACCACCACGGCCGATGACGAAGCCTTACAGGATCTCAAGGGACTTGACACCACGATCGACTGGAAAAATACCGGTGACAACTCCTACGATGGGGAGAAACTCAAACTCCTCGTACATGATGAATCGGGCAAGTGGGAAAGGCCCAACAACATCCTCAACAACTGGAGGGTTACGAAAACCACATTAAGGTTAGGTAGTAAAATAATAGGTAAGTGTATGATGGGATCAACATCTAATGCGCTTAACAAGGGTGGTGATAACTTTAAAAAACTATACTATGACTCAGATGTTAGAAAAAGAAACGCCAATGGACAGACTCGCTCAGGACTATATAGTTTGTTCATACCTATGGAATGGAACTACGAAGGATACATTGATTCTCATGGATTACCTGTATTCGAGAATCCAGGAGAAAAAGTTATTGGACCTTATGGAGATGAAATCACAGACGGAGTAATAGATTATTGGAATAATGAAGTTGAAGGTTTAAAGTCTGATCAAGATGCTTTAAACGAATACTACAGGCAGTTTCCTCGCACAGAGCAACACGCTTTTAGAGACGAAACAAAACAAAGTTTATTTAATCTAACTAAAATCTACCAACAAATAGATTATAACGAAGAAGTTAAAATGTCTAATCTTGTTACAAAAGGTAGTTTTCAGTGGAAAAACGGTGTAAAAGATACTACTGTTGAATTTATGCCAAACAATAACGGTAGGTTTAAAATAAGTTGGGTGCCTGAATTTATTTTACAAAATAGAATAATTATTAAAAACGGTATTAAGTATCCTGGTAACGAACACGTAGGAGCATTTGGATGTGACTCTTATGACATATCAGGAACAGTAGATAGATTAGGATCTAACGGTGCTTTACACGGTGTTACTAAGTTTAGTATGGAAAACGCACCACCTAATAGAGTTTTTTTAGAATATGTAGCTAGACCACAAACAGCTGAAATATTTTTTGAAGATGTTTTAATGGCTTTAGTTTTTTATGGCATGCCGATACTATGTGAAAATAATAAACCTAGATTATTATATTATTTAAAACGTAGAGGTTATAGAGGATATTCCATGAACAGGCCTGATAAAGTTTACAATAAACTATCGGTTACAGAAAAAGAAATAGGTGGTATACCTAATTCAAGTGAAGATATTAAACAAGCGCATGCTGCTGCTATAGAAAGTTATATTGAGAATTATGTAGGACAATTAGGTGATAACTACGGTGATATGTATTTTCAAAGAACATTAGAAGACTGGGCTAAATTTGACATAAATAATAGAACTAAATTTGATGCGTCGATAAGTTCTGGCTTAGCTTTAATGGCTTGTAATAAAAACCTATATAAACCAACTCAAGAAAGAAAAATAAAATCAATAAGCCTTGGTATTAAAAAATATGATAACAAAGGTGTTAGATCACAAATAATATAAGAATGATTAATAAAGGTATTAAAACTGCTTTTCCTAGCCAAGCTGTTAGTGATGTAGAAAAGATGACGTTAGAATATGGTTCTAAAGTTGGTAAAGCCATAGAGCATGAGTGGTTTAATAATAGCGGATCTTACAATAGACATGGTAAGTTTAAAGAGTCTTTTCATAATTTAAGATTATACGCTAGGGGAGAGCAATCAATTAAAAAATACAAAGATGAATTATCTATTAACGGTGATTTATCATATCTTAATTTAGACTGGAAACCAGTGCCTATTATACCTAAGTTTGTAGATATAGTTGTAAATGGTATGGCTGATAGATCATACGATATTAGAGCTTATTCTCAAGATCCTTTTTCTATAAAGAAAAGAACTGATTATATTGAAGGTATGATTAGTGATATGATGGGTAGAGATATTAAAAACCAAGTTAAAAACGAATTTGGTATAGATACTTTCAACAATGATCAATCAGAAATACCTGACTCAGAAGAAGAATTAAATCTTCACATGCAATTAAACTACAAGCAAAGTATTGAAGTTGCAGAAGAAGAAGCAATAAACAGTATATTTGATAAAAATAAATATCATTTAATTAGAGACAGATTTAACTATGATTTAGCTGTTATAGGTGTAGGTGCTGTAAAAAGTTCTTTTAATAAAGCTGAAGGTATAAAAGTAGAGTATGTAGATCCTGCTGATTTAGTTTATTCACCTACAGAGTCACCTTATTTTGATGATATATACTATATTGGTGAAGTAAAAGAGATATATGTTAACGAGCTTAAAAAACAGTTTCCTGAACTTACTGATGAAGAGCTAGAAGAGTACAGAAACTACGGTGGATCTTACGCTGGTAGTTCTGGTTATAAAGCAAAGTCAGACGATAATAATGTAGTTAGAGTTTTATATTTTGAGTATAAAACATATATGAATCAGGTTTATAAAATAAAAAATACACCAACAGGTGGTAAAAGAGCACTAGAAAAAGGTGATACCTTTAATCCACCAGCTAATGAAAGTTTTGAAAGAGTTGATAGAGCTATTGAAGTTGTTTATGAAGGTGTTAAAATTGTAGGTAGTGGTGAAAAGATTTTAAAATGGGAGTTGAAGAAAAACATGATGCGACCAAAAGCAGATACTACTAAAGCTGTTATGAGCTATGCTGTTGTAGCTCCTAGAATATATCAAGGAAGAGTTGAGTCTTTAGTTAGTAGAATAACTGGTTTTGCAGATATGATACAACTAACTCATTTAAAGCTTCAACAGGTAATGTCTAAGATGGTACCTGATGGTGTTTACTTAGATGCAGATGCTTTAGCTGAAATAGATTTAGGTAACGGTACAAACTATAATCCACAAGAGGCTTTGAACATGTATTTCCAAACAGGTTCTGTTATTGGTAGATCAATGAATCAAGATGGTGATTTTAATAGAGGTACTACTCCAGTTTCTGAATTAAACACAAGCTCTAAAGGTGGTAAGATACAAAGTTTAATACAAACTTATAATTACTATTTACAAATGATGCGTGATGTAACTGGATTAAACGAAGCTAGAGATGGTAGTATGCCAGATAAAAACGCTTTAGTTGGCTTACAAAAACTTGCAGCTGCTAATAGTAATACTGCAACTAGACATGTATTAAATTCTAGTTTATACTTAACTTTATCTATGGCTGAGTGTATTGCTATGAGAGTATCTGATGTTATTGAATACTCACCAACAAGAGAGTCATTTATAAAATCATTAGGTAAATTTAATGTAGCTACATTAGAGGAAATGGCTAATTTACATTTACATGACTTTGGTATATTCTTACAATTAGCTCCTGATGCAGAAGAAAAACAATTGTTAGAAAATAATATACAAGTTGCTTTACAGTCTCAACAAATAAACCTTGATGACGCTATTGATATTAGAGAAGTTAAAAACTTAAAACTAGCTAATCAATTACTTAAAATAAGAAGAGTTAAAAAACAAACGACTGATCAAGCGTTTAAAGAAAGAAATATAAGAGTACAAGCTGAAGCTAATGCTGCTGCTTCTGAAAGATCAGCTGCTGCAGAGATGCAAAAGCAACAAGCTCTTACACAATCAAAAGTTCAAATAGAACAATCAAAGTCTCAGTTTGAAATACAAAAAATGGAAAGAGAAGCTGCTATTAAAAAAGAATTAATGGAGTTAGAGTTTCAAATGAATTTAAGATTAAGAGAAGCTGAAGTTCAAAGTATTAAACAAAGAGAAAAACAAAAAGAAGATCGTAAAGACGAGAGAACTAAGATACAAGCAACTCAACAAAGCGAGTTGATTGATCAAAGAAAAAAAGACACTGGACCTAAAAGTTTTGAATCTGCTGGATTTGACAACTTAGAAGGTTTTGGCCTAGAACAATTTGAGCCTAGGTAATTTACTAATTATATAATATTATATCATGGAAAACACTGAAAAACAAGAAGACGTTATTCAAGAGGTGGAAACACAAGATCAACCTGTTGAAGAGCAAAAACCTGTTGAAGAGAAAATCTCTTACAAAGAGGTTAAAGACGATGGAACTATTAAAATAGATTTATCAAAATTAAAAAAATTTCAAGAACAAGATGAGTCCACTCAAGAGCAAAGCACAGATGAGGTACCTGTTCGCGACGAACAAAACGCTAGCGAAGAAGTTCCTGAAGAAAACAAAGAAGAGCAAGTTGAAGAGCTTGCCCAACAAAGTGAAGCGCAAGAAGAAGTAGTTCTTGAAGAAGTAACACAAGAAGAAGTTGCTGAAGCTAAAAAAGTTGAAGCAGAAACAATAGTTGAACAACCAGTAGTTGAAAAAGAAGTTGAACCACAAGTTGTTATACCAGAAAACTTACAAGATTTAGTTAAGTTTATGGAAGAAACAGGTGGTAGTTTAGAAGACTATGCTAGATTAAACGCTGATTATTCAAACATTGATAACGATACTCTATTGTTAGAGTATTACAAAAATACTAAGCCTCATTTAAATATGGAAGAAATAAACTTCTTAATTGAAGATAACTTTCAATTTGATGAGGATGTTGATGAGCCAAGAGATATTCGTAAGAAAAAACTGGCCTTCAAAGAAGAGATTGCAAAAGCTAAAAAGCATCTTACTGGTTTAAAGGATCAATATTATAAAGAAGTCAAGTTGGGTTCTAAGTTGACCAGAGAACAACAAGAAGCAGTAAGCTTTTACAATAAATACAGCCAAGAGCAAGAAGCTTTAAATAAAGCTCAAAAAGCTAGTGCAGAACATTTTAAAAACGTAACTGATAATGTTTTTAACCAAAATTTCAAAGGTTTTGATTTTAACGTAGGCGAAAAGACGTATAGGTTTAAAGTAAATGATGTTCAAAATACTAGACAGTATCAAAGTGATATTTTAAATTTCGTATCGGAGTACGTTGACGAAAACAATATGATGAATGATGCTAAGGGTTACCACAAAGCTTTATACGCTGCTAAAAACATTGACAAAATCGTGAAGCATTTTTACGATCAAGGTAGAGCTGATGCTATAAAAGAGACTACAATGAAAGCTAAAAACATTGATATGTCTCCAAGATCAGCACCACCTGTAGTAGATGCATCAGGATTTAAAGTTAAAGTTTTAAACGGCGAAGACACCTCAAGGTTGAAATTTAAAATTCGTAAATAAATAATAACTTAAAATTTAAAAAAAATGGGATTTAATACGTCTTTAGGATTAGCAGGATCATATTCTCTAACTCCTATGCCTTCCCCAACTGTAAGTGATAACAATTATATTGACTTCACAGCTTCGGCTACTGCTGGATGGGCGCAACAATATCTACCAGAATTGTATGAGCAAGAAATCGAAAGATACGGAAATCGTTCGATTAGTGGTTTCTTACAAATGGTAGGGGCTGAAATGCCTATGAGTTCTGACCAAGTAGTTTGGTCTGAGCAAAACAGACTTCACATTGCTTACAAAAGTAGTGGAGCTGCTGATGGTGCTGATAGTATCCAACTTATTGGAACTTCAGGTACTTGTTCAATTGGTACTAACTTAACTAATTCATTAAGAGTTGGAAATACAGTTATCATTACTGATACTGCAACTGGACTTAAAACTCTTAAATGTTACGTTAGCCAAACTAGTGGTACTGCTACTGGTGGTAACAACACTAACTTTACTGTTTTACCTTACACTCAAACTGATTTATCAGGTGGTGATGGTACTGCTGTAGCTTTCTCTGACAATGAGCAAATCAACGTATTTGTTTATGGTTCTGAATTTGCTAAAGGTTCTGCTTCTATGGTAGGAGAGCTTAAGCCTCAGTTCCAACAGTATAACAACAGACCAATTATTATTAAAGATCACTTTAAAATTTCTGGTTCTGATACTGCACAAATTGGATGGGTTGAAACTACTGATGAAGCTGGACAAGTAGGTTATTCTTGGTACTTAAAATCTGCTGGTGAAACTAGAATGAGATTTGAAGATTATCTTGAAACTTCTATGGTTGAAGCTGTAAAAGGTGTTCCTGGTGCTTCTACTGTTGATAGTACTATTGCTGATGCTGGTGACAGCTTTGGATCTGAAGGTCTTTTCGCTGCTATCGAAACAAGAGGTAATGTATTTGAAGATTTAGCTTCTTTAGCTGATTTTGATTTACTACTTAAAAATCTTGACAAGCAAGGTGCTATTGAAGAAAACATGCTTTACGTAAATAGATCTTTAGCTCTTACAATCGATGATATGGTTGCTGGGTTAAACTCTAACTACCAAGGTGGTGCTTCTTTCGGTGTATTTGAAAACTCTGCTGATATGGCGCTTAATTTAGGTTTCTCTGGATTTAGAAGAGGTTCTTATGACTTCTATAAGTCTGACTGGAAATACTTAAACGATGCTGCTGCAAGAGGTGGATTTGGTGATGTTTCAGGATGTTTAATTCCTGCTGGAACTTCTAGTGTTTATGACCAATCACTTGGTAAAAACATTGCAAGACCTTTCTTACACGTAAGATATAGAGCTTCACAAACTGATGACAGAAGAATGAAATCTTGGGTTACTGGTTCTGTAGGTTCTGCTTCTTATATTGGAGATGACATTATGGAGGTACACTATTTATCTGAAAGATGTTTAGTAGTACAAGGTGCTAATAACTTTGTAATGTTAAAAGAATCATAATTAATAACTTTAAAAACTAAACAAAATGGAAAAATTTTTATTTTTTACAGATGGAGACACCGTTGACGCGGTAGGTGACGTAGCTTGTTACCCTTTAAGTTCTTTTTTAGGATTTAAAGTTAGCGCTGCTGACAACGCTTCTTTAGGAATGCAATTTGCAAGTACTATTGGTAGCGGCGGAACAGATGGTGCTGCTGTTGATGTTGTTGATTTATCTATCAACGCTGCAACACATAAGAAGGTTATAGCTTCAATTTGTAAAGCTATAAACTCTGCAACTTTTGCAGACAATGGAATGGTTGTAATTGCTGATCAGTTAAACTCAGTATTTTGTGACTCTGATATTGTTGCTTGTGCAATAACTCATGACTCGTAAGTCAATCAATAATTAAAGGAATAGGCGCTTCGGCGCCTAGCCCTTTATTTTTTAACTATTTAATTATATTATATTATGGAAACGAAAGTTCAAAAGCCTAAAAAGGCTAAAAAAGAAAAGGTTGAGGTAGTAGAACCTCAAGGCCCAACTTGGGAAATTAAAGACAGACAGTATTATTTAAAAGGAACGGCATCACCGTTATCTTACGTTTTACAGTCTAAATCTACAAAAAGAAAACCAATGTTATGGTTTGATGAAAGTAAAAATATGAATAGAGAGATTAGATACGCTAGTAATCAAAACTCTGTATTTGTAGATGAGCAAGATAAAAACGTTATACTAGATCATATTATTTTTGAAGAAGGTGTTTTATTTGTGCCAAAACAAAATCAACCATTACAAAAACTTTTATCTTTGTATCACCCTAAAAAAGGATATGTATATGAAGAAAAAGACCAAGTAGCAGAAGCTAAAGAGCAATTAGTAAGTATCGAAACTGAAATGCAAGCTCTTAATACGGCTATATCTATTGATATTGATCAAGCAGAAGCTATACTAAGAGTTGAATATGGATCAGCAGTAGGAAATATGAGTTCTAGTGAGATAAAAAGAGATCTTTATATCTTTGCTAAAAGTAATCCTGTTTTATTCTTAGACTTAGTTCAAGATGAAAATGTTATACTTAGAAACTTTGCTATTAAAGCAAACGAGATGGGTATAATAAAATTATCACAAGATCAAAGAACTTTTACTTGGGGATCAACTGATAGAAAGTTAATGGAAGTACCTTTTGATGAAAACCCATACAGTGCATTTGCTGCATGGCTTAAAACAGATGAAGGTGTTGAAGTTTACAAATCAATACAGAAAAGAATAAATTAACAACTAATAGTCACGGCCCTTTAATTAGGGCCAGTGATTATAACAATATATAAACATGGCAATATCAGTAGACAATGTATACACTAAAGTATTATCTATACTTAATAAAGAGTCTAGAGGTTTTTTAACGCCTGGAGAGTTTAACAAAATAGGTTCTCAAGTACAATTAGATTTACTTGACAAAGCTTTTTATGACTACAACAGGGCTATAGTTAGACAATCTGCAGGTAGAGGCGGACAAGGATATGCTGATATACCAAGAAAAATACAGGATAAAATAGATCCTTTTTATGCTACAAGTAGCATATCATTAACTAGTGGCGTAGGAACTTTACCTACGTTTTACAATATTATAAATGTTTCTGCAGACAGTAGATTAACTGATGTAGAAAGAATAGAAAAATCTAAACTGAGCTTTTTATTATCTTCACCATTAACTGCTCCTTCTACAACTTTTCCAATATATTACATAACAGGTAGTACTATAACAGTAAACCCTAGCTCGTTATCAACTATTCAAATGGATTATGTATCTGTTCCAGCTGATCCAGTGTGGGCTAATACTATAGATTCTACTACTGGAGCTTTAACTTTTGATAGTGCTAACGCTGTAGATTTTACGCTACATCCTTCAGAAGAAGTTGAATTAGTATTAGGTGTATTAAAATATGCTGGTGTTGTGATAAAAGATCCATCAGTAATACAAATGGCTACTCAAGAAGATAACATTAAAACACAACTTGAAAATTAATATAAATGGGATTATTAGGAACTACAAGTGAACAAGCGTATTACGATGGTGATAACCTTGGTAATTACAGATACACTTCATTAGCAAGTGTTATTAGCAACTTTATGGTAGCTTATGTTGGTGACGGAAAGTTAATAGACAACGTTAGAAAGTCTGACGTTTTATTCCATGCTAAAAGAGGTTTACAAGAGTTTAGTTACGATGTTTTAAAAACAGTTAAATCTATAGAAGTTGAACTAGCACCTTCGTTAGCTTTAGCTATGCCTCAAGATTATGTTAGCTACGTTAAGTTAACTTATATAGGAAGTGATGGTATAAAAAGAATTATATATCCTACTACTTTAACTATAAACCCAACTTCTAATCCAGCTCAAGATGAAAATTATGATTATTTTTACGATGATGATGGTAATGTAATTGAAGGTCCTTCGTATACTGAAGAAAAATGGAAAAACTATGACACTGATAATATAACTGGTAATCTAGCTTCAGAAGATGATTATTACATAGGAACTGATGAGTATTTGCAATATGTTGGAGGTAGAAGATATGGTTTAGAACCTGAACACCAACAAATAAACGGTTATTTTACTATAAACGAAAGAACTGGTAGCTTTAATTTTAGTAGTGATTTAGCTGGTAAAGTAATAGTATTAGAATATGTATCTGATAGTTTAGGTACTGATGCTGAGATGAAAATACATAAGTTTGCAGAAGAAGCATTATATAAGCATATTGCTTTTAATGTTCTAGCAACTAAAAGAAATATTCCTGAGTATATAGTACAAAGATACAAAAAAGAAAGAAGAGCAGCGCTTAGAAACGCAAAGCTGAGGTTATCTAAGCTTAATTTAGAGCAGATGACTCAAATAATGAGAGGTAAAAGCAAACACATAAAAAACTAATAAGTTATGCCTGAGATTAAAAATAATTTCATACAAGGTAAAATGAACAAAGATCTTGACGATCGACTTTTACCCAATGGACAATATAGAGATGCTCAGAACATAATAATAACAAAGTCTGATGACTCTGATGTAGGTGTTCTGCAAAACGTAAAAGGTAATAAAAAACCTTATACAGATAGTGTAAACGTAGTAGCTGATAATCCTAATGCTGAAGTTATAGGTGTTTATGTTGACAACCAAAAAGAAAGAGTGTTTTATTTTGTTACAGATAGATCTACAGGTGTTCTTTCTGATTTAATAGGCCCGCCGGGCTCTAGTGGTAACCCACTTGCTGATTCAGATACTTTTCACGGTATATATTATTGGAGCCAGTCTAGTGGAAACGTTACACCTAAATTAATAGTTAAAGGTCATTTTTTAAATTTTTCAAAAGATTATTTAATAACAGGTATTAATATAATAGATGATATATTATTTTTTACTGATAATTTAAATCAACCAAGAAGAATAAATGTACAAACAGCTATAGATAACGCGTCTTTTTACGACAGTGAATCTAAAATAGCAGTTGCTAAATTTGCTCCTTTTTACCCTATTAGATTATTAGATTCATCTAATGCTTCTACAATGTCTACTGATTCTGAAATTGACTCTGACTTTTTAAAAAATCAGTTTGTAAGATTTAGTTATAGGTTTAAATACGATGATGGTGAGTTTTCTACAATGGCTCCTTTTACTCAAGCTGTATTTATACCTAAAATATATCAAGACGGAGCTACTGGTTTAACAGCTACTCAAAAAACAAAGATATTTGAAACAGCTGAAGTTGAAGATATGGTTAATTTTATAAATAAAGTTATTTTTAAAATACAAATGCCTTCTACTAGCACAACAGTTTTAAAAGATAATAGTATTAAAAAAATACAGCTTTTATCACGAGTTGACGGTGATTTATCAGTTAGAGTTGTTGATGAATTAGAAGCGTCTATAACAACTGTTACAGACGGTATAATAAATTACACATATAAATCTTTTGAGCCATTTAAAACATTGCCAGAAGATCAAACTACAAGAGTTTTTGACAATGTTCCATTAAGAGCAAAGTCTCAAGAGATAATTAGCAATAGAGTTGTTTATGGTAATTTTACTGAAAAAAGAAGTTTAGCTAATACAGTAATAGATTTTGATGCAGATACTTCTACTAAAAACAACACTACAAGTAGTAATGATGATTATTTATATAACGAATATAAATATCACTCAGTAAAACAAAGAAGAAATTACCAAGTAGGTATTGTTTTATCAGATATATTTGGAAGACAAACACCTGTTTTATTACCTATATCTACTACAACTAAAACATCTACAGAAAGATCTTCTGTTTATGTACCAGCAAAAGATCCAACTACTTTTAATTCATCTAACTGGCAAGATTACGATAATACAGGAACTAATACAACAAACTGGGGTGATGTTCTTAGAATAAGGTTTAATCAACCAATATCTAATGCTTATAGTGCATCAAATCCTTTTGGTTGGTATTCTTACAGGGTAGTAGTTAAACAACAAGAGCAAGAGTATTATAATGTATACACTACAGGTATGCATAGAGCAGCTACTAATATAGGTTTTATAAATTTAAATGGAGATAATGTAAATAAGATACCTAGAGATGTTACAGATGTGAACAGAGATACTGGTATTGCAGGCAGTGAAGCTAGAATATTTCCTAAAGTAATAAACCATAACAACGCTAGCACAGATTTTGCTTCAATTTTATCTGATGGTGATTTATTCGACGTAACAGAGATAGGTACGCTTGCTGAATTTGGGTATGATATTACTGATAGTAGCGCTTTAACAGCTATTGCTGCAAATTTCTATGATGAAACAAGTGGTTACACTATAGCTAAATTACCAGCTGATCAACTTCGCTTTCCAGCTGTAGGATCTAGACAAGGTGGTTTAGCTGTTTTTGAAACTGAACCATTTAATTCTAAGCTTGATATATTTTACGAAACATCAAGCTCTGGTTTAATATCTGACTTAAACACAGCTGTGTCTGCCTCTTTAACAGGTATAACAAGTATAACATCTACTTTGTTGTTAAATAATGGTGGTGTTGGTTTGACAGAAGCTACGCACTCTGGTGATAATATTTTTGAAGTATTTGCTAATAACGCTAGTGGACCTCAAAATGCTACGTTAGAATTATTATCTGTAGTTGATTTACTAGGTAATGATGTTAGTTCTAGTTTTGAGTTTGATGTTCTTACTAACAAAGTTAAAACACTTACAACTTTTTATTATGGTGAAAGTGGAAACGAATACTCATTTAGATTTAAATCAACTTTTGGCGGTGAAGATTTTACAGAAATTATAAGCATATCTTTACAAAACATTGTTCCTGTAATAAATTTACCTATAAATCCAATACAAATAGATCATACTATAAACATTGGAGAAGAAGTAGGTGTTGCTAGAGCTGAAAATGGAACTGCTGATCAAGATTTTAGATTTAGCGATATGGAATTTAGATTAGTAAGCCAAACAAATAATGCTGGTACGTATGCTTTATCTGATTCTGGTAGCATAACTACTACTACAGAATTAATCGCTGATAAATCTGACACGTTAGAAATAAAAGTTATTGACTCTGATGGTGTAACAGAATCGTCATTGAACACGTTGACTATAAATACAACTTCTTCAACCTATAAACCTTTTTACATATCGTCAATTGGTTATGATACTGCTGGGCTTGCTCAAAACCAACCAACAACTGAGCTTAGATATCACGATGGTGTTAGTGATACACCTATTAAAAACGATCTCGTATATGAGTATTTTTCAGGTGCGTTAATACTTACTGGATTATACCAACCTTTTGGCACAGATGGTAAGTTCCGTACTATGAGTAAAAACCCAAGTAACTCTGCTCTGCTATCATTTAAATCAGATAGTACTGGTAAAGTAACAGATATTAGTACACAGTAAAGTAAACTTTAAACATGTAATATAAATTAGATGGCATATACATTAGAAATATCTTATTTTAATTCGGTTATATTAAAGCCAGCAACTACAGTAGCTTCTGTCCAAACTGATGCTAATTTGCTATTAAATGGTGTTCCTTTTACTATAACTGACGCCACTACACAGACAGGTGACTGGCATATTGAAGAGTCTAGAATAAAAGGTGGTTTTAATGAAGACTCTATGGGTTATGGCGTTAAAGCTTATATAACTGATGAAAATTACGATATAAACCATAGACAAAACGCTTTAATTTATTCCGGTATATTTAACACTAGAACTGGTGTAAATCAAACAAATGAGTTTAGTACAGCTGAAGCGATAACTAGAGCTGTAGACTCTGCAGATGGTAGTATACAAAAGCTATATGCAGAAGATACTAATTTACTTATATTCCAAGAAGATAAAGTAAGTAGAGCTTTAATTGATAAAGACGCTATATTTACAGCTGAAGGCCAAAGATTAAGTGTATCAGGTGCTCAAGTTATAGGACAAGTAGTTCCTTATTCAGGTAGGTTTGGTATATCTAAAAACCCTGAAAGTTTTGCAGTATATGGTAATAGAAAATACTTTGCTGATAAAAACAGAGGTGCTATGATGAGATTATCTCAAGATGGTATTACACCAATATCTATGTTTGGTATGTCTGACTTTTTTAGAGACAATATAGCTAAATCAAATAAAGTATACGGTGTTTACGATGAGCACCATAAAAAATACGTAGTATGTTTAAAACAAGCTGATATTGATTATACTGTGAGTTTTGATGACGGTAACAATGGCTGGATAAGTTTTTACTCATATAAACCAAATTTTGGTTTTAGTTTAAATGCAAAATACTATACCTTTAATAAAATTGATATATATCAACATTATAGTACTGATCGTAGAAATTATTTTTATGAAAATGCTTATGTAAGTACTGTTGATTTAATAGCTAATCAAAACCCGTCGGTTGTTAAAAACTTCCATACAATAAACTATGAAGGAACAACTGGTTGGAAAATGAACTCTTCTGTAACAGATTCATTACACTCTGCGTATACTGTATTATCAAACGAAGACACGACTGTAGCTTCTAGTATACCAGTTAATTTTGTTAAAAAAGAAGATAAATACTACGGTCATTTAAGAAATAATACTAGTACTAATACAGCTGGACAAGTAGTTGGTATAGATGTATCTGGTATTAAAGGATTTTTTACAAAAGTACAATTAGAAAACAATAAAACAACTGCAGCTGAATTATTTTCAGTATCACATGAAGCAGTGTTTTCATCAAATTAAAAATTAAAATGGGATTATTTACTAATAAAGCAGCTAAAAAAGCAGAAAAATTAATGCGTGACGCGCAGCGTAGAATGGACGATGTATTAGCCAGTAGACAAGCTATAATTAACCCATATGCTGGTGTTACAGATTTAAGTGGTTTAATTAGTAATCCATTTGCTAACTTACAAGTTGCTACAGAAGCTGCAGAGTTTCAAGCTGAAGAAGCAGATTTATCACTTGCTAGTACATTAGATACATTAAGAGCTACAGGCGCGGGTGCTGGTGGTGCAACTGCTTTAGCGCAAGAAGCTGCAAGATCAAAAAGAGGCGTTGCTGCTACTATTGCTCAACAAGAAGCTCAAAACGAAAGATTAAGAGCTCAAGGCGAACAACAAGCGCAACAAGCTAGAATGGCTGAGCAACAAAGATTACAACAAGCAGAAGCGCTAGGAGCTGCATATGAGTTTGAAGCGCAAGAAGATAGAACAGTTGCTGATTTATCTAGAACTTCAGCTATGTTGCAAGGAGCAAGTCAACAATACATGGACGCAAGAGCTAGTGGAGGATTTTTAGGTGGACTAGTAAAAACAGCTGTAGGAGCTGTTGCTGGAGGCGCTGGCACGCAATTAGGTAAAAAACTAGCAGGAGGATAAAACTAAATAATAATTAAAATATGGCATTACCAGTTATAAAAGCAAAATCATATAATTACGGATCATACGCTAATCCACAGCAAGTTAGATTTAGAAAAGGAATAGGTGCGCAGATAGGTGACGAATTTGGTGCTGGTTTAGTTGAAGGTATGCAAGAAAAAAGAGCTGAAAAAAAAAGGCAGAAAAAAGAAGATGAAAAGTTTGATAAAGATGTAGAAAACTACACCGTTACAGCTAACATGGAAGCTTATAAGTTAATGGGTGATAAAGCTAGATTAGATGATAGTTTTAGAAAAGAAATAGCTACCGCTATAGATGATTTAGCTCCAGCAAGAGGAGACACTGTTGAGCAAAAAATAGAAAAAGCTAGAGGTTTAGAAGATTTACTTACAAATTTAAGAGGTATGTCTAATATTGAAAAATCTGAAGTAGATTATGACAGCCCTGCTATTGCTAGTGGCTCTAAAGCCGATGCTATTAATGGTAAAATAGCTTCTGAAGGTTATTACGAGGGTAAATATAACAGTGAGACTAAACAAATGGAAATATATATACCAGAAGTGCAACCATAC